GCTGACCAGTCAGACCACCCACCCATCTTATCCATGACCCGCATTCTCCAAAAATAGGACCCATTCTGTACCAGCGCGCCAGCCGGGACCTGATAGGACAGGCCCGGGCCCTGTTCGCCCGAGTCATGAAGGATGGTGGCAAAATCGGCCTGGCTGCTCATCTGCACCTGGAGCCCGCCCTGGAGCATCTCCAGCGCATGGCTGTATGTAGAAACGCTCAAGGTGGGCGTCTCCTGGATGTTCCCGGCCTGATCCACCGGGGTTGCGTTCACAGGCTTCTCGGGAGGATGATGGATGCCCCTCAAACCCGTTGCATTATCCACACAGGCATGGTGATAGATGGCAGCATCAACCCCGCTCTCTCCCCGGTTGCTCACAACCTTGAACCCAAACGGCCCCCGGGCCGGGATGCAATACTCCATATCCTTGATCCCGGGTTCGATCTCACGCTCCCAGGACCAGTAAACCCGGGTCCAGACAGCATGTGTCGCATCCTTAAAATAGAGTGCAATCAAGGCGTCATTGCCGTCCCGGCGAATGACCACGGTCTTGTCCGCGTCCTCGTCGCCCATGTTTATCGGCCCGGCAAGATAGATACCACCATCAGTAGCAATGGCCTTGCCATCTGCCAGGGTCCACGAAGTCCGGCGCAAAAGGGCATTCTTGTAACTGTGGCCCATGTTGGACGCGATCCTCACCCGGGTGGCGCTCAGTATCTCCGTGATAATGACGCTCTCCTGGTTTCCGTCGTCAAAGACCACATACTCCTTACCCGGCACGATACCAGCCACCGAGTCAAGATCCATGGAATCATCCCCGGCCACGGCATCCGTGACCACATTGGTCATCGGGTCCAGCAGGGTCCAGGAGTCATAAAAGAGTTCAAGCTCGATCTGCAGGTCCCGGTAAAGCCAGTCCAGCTGAAGGGCCTGGGCAACCGATGACGCGCTCTGGTTTTCAATATCGCCGATTCGCTTACCATGTTCTGCAATGGTAGCCTTGGCGGCTTCGATCTGCGCGTCATGGCCCTGCTGATTTTCATCGATTTCCCTATACCTGGAATTCCAGAGTTCAGGGACGGCATCCGGTTTATCATTGGGCAAGGGGGTTATGGTTTGATGTTCAAGTGTCATGGTTTCTCCTAAAATCTTATTTCAATATTGACGTCAAAATATTCGTCCGCCTCAAATATCTTTGGGGCAAAGTTTCGTATTGCATAGAGCGTGCCTCCCACCTTGACCCCGGCCTCGGAGATCGGCACGCCCACCAGGTCCCCCTGGTTGAGCCTGCCCACCACCTCAATGGAGGTGGGCCCGGTCCGGGTGAAGGACTGCAGGGGGAACTCCCCGGCCGGATCCGCGAGTTCCATTTGCACGGGAGACGGAGAAATCACCTTGCCGTCACCGTCCACTCCACCGCTGCCAAACACCATGGTTGACCCGGGTAAACACTTCATAAGCCAATCGGCCATCTCTATTCTAAAAACTTCAGTCGATGTTGCTGTTGCCATAAATGCCTCCACCTATTTGCGGCCAGGAGCCGCTTTCCGGTTCTTTGTATCCAAGTTTTAATCCTTCCCCCAATTGATGCGCCGGGTATTCCCCCAAGCAGGGGGAAGAGAGACGAGCACCAGGAGTAAGCTCCCAGGTACCGTCAAGCCGATTGTCTGCTCCCAGGGGCCACATGCCGTCAAGTTTGCGGGTCAGATTGGAAAGCGTGAAATAGGGAACGGTTGACGTGTCGGCAGGGTAGCCGACATGTACAATAGCCCTGTTTCCTCCTCCTGCCCGGGTGGCAAGCCTGCAATCAGTAATGGTCCTCTCTGGCATGGCGGGCCGTAACACCTGGTCAAGCTTCAACTCACCGTCCAGCCCCCAGGAGCCATCCAGGCAAAGACGTTCTTCATCCCAGCCGAGACTCCATGAGCCGTCAAGGCAGGTGCTGCACTTGAGCGGCCGGGCCTGGGTTTTCTTGCACACCATCCCCCCGGGAGGTCGTTGTTGTTTCAAGCCCGGTAGTGAGCCTTAAGAAGTAGAGCCACACCGGGTGGGACCGCGCGTTTTTTGCCTCGTTGACGATGTTCCTGGCTTCTGCTTCCCACCCTGATCGCTCGGAACTCAAGATATCGAACTTCACACAAAACTGAGCCCAATGCTCCATATAGGCGGCACCCGATACTCGGGAGAAGGGGACCAGCGATCGTGCGCCATCAAGTTTCCATTCCCCGTCAAGCTTGCTTCCGCCAGCGATCTTCACCGCATTCTGGGCAGCCTGATAGGTGATGATCTCCGCATAGTAACCGGATTTCCTCAACGCCTCGGTGATCGCCCAGGGCGTTCCCTTTTTCTTGTGCCATCCAATGGAATTCCTGACCAGCTCCCGCTTGTTGGCAACGGGAATTTCCATGTTCCAGAAATCAACATTGAACTGCCAGGCAAGCAGATCGATGACATCCTCGTCAAGGCCATCGATCCTGGAATAGATCTCCGCCTGGTTCATGAGCCCAGCCACGGCCTTTAATTCTTTGTCCAGGGTGGCAGCGGCATCCTGGATCACAGGATCGTTTTTGATACTTTCCGGCAAAAGGTCGGAGAAGTTTATGTCGACCATTCCCTTGCTCACGACTCAACCCCGCAATAGGAGACCTTGATCTTACCCACCCGGGGCACTTGCCACTCTTCAACATTTTGATGTGCCGGCGACACCACATCCACCCTGGAGGCCCCGGCACCCATTATCCTGTGGATCAGTTCAGCCGGGTTGATATTCCGTCCCAGGGAAGCACCCTGCCAGGCAATATAATCCTCCACGGCCAAACCAACCGCAGCCTGGACTGATCCTGCAAGGGAGACCTTCCCGGGATCAACAAACCAGTTCACATCAAGGTCATACGTAATGGTCTCAGGAGCGTTGACGTTGACGGTATCCGTAAGAGGCACCACGTCCCCGGGTGTCAACACGGCAATCACCCGGTCAAGGATTTCCAGGGTGGGAAGCTGCCCGCCCTCGAGGATCGGCACCACCTCCACGGTACCCGGCACAATGCTGTAAACCGCGACATCCGCGATACTCGGGTGGGCGGTCTTGGCCCAGTATTTATACTGCCCCACGGTACCCGCCGTGGTGTAACGCTCCACGGAGAAGTAGATCCGGTTCCTGAGGCTGTCGTCGTTCTCCTTATTCGCCCCGTTTGCAGAAACGGCGATATTGGATACGGTACACTCAAAGGGAAGCATATCCACAAGCTTTATAATCTGACCAGGTCGATATCCGTTGCCCACCTCCCCGGGACTCATGCACTCGGCCTTCACCTCCACCGTTAAATTCCCAGGCGTGATTGCTGCCTGGTCACAGATGGCAAACAAGACCTTGCTGTCACAGGTGGCCCTTGTTCCCTTGGGGATCTCCATGGTGGTTGCCATTGGTGTCTTCATGGTGAACCTCAACACAGTGGAAGCCACCCGGGCCCCGAGCCGCTCCGTTCCCGTGAGCGCCCCCAGGTGATCAAGGTAACCGCCTTCAGCAAAGGCAAGGAGGTTCTGCTTACCCGTGTAATCGATGATCTCCCGCTGCTGGGCAATCATCATGGCCAAGCCTTCCAGGAAGAGCCGGACCGGGTCCCCCGGGTAAAGCTTTAACCCGGAGATTCCCTCATAGGCGGCAATGACGCTCTGCTCCACCTTGGTTGCATCTGTATCGCAAAACTTGATCTCAGGTAAATTTTTAAGGGTCATAGGACACCTTCCTTTACTTTAATGCGGACAATGGGACTCATTTTGCCGTCCATGGCGTCATCCTCTCCCCGGGTGACCTGGGTCACCTTTACCCTGGGTTCCTGTTTTTCCACCTCTTCAACGATCTCGGCAGCATAAAGGGCCCGAGCAAGGGGCAAGGGCTGGTCCACATAAGCCCCTTGAATGCCGAACTCCCGGTCAAGGGGGACGGAGCCCTTGACCGTCGAAAGAATGGTTTTAACGTTCTGGATGATTTCCCTTCTCCCGGTGGCCCCGATCTCTATGGTTTCCAGGGTGCCGGTGATATCAATTTCCATTGATGAACTCCTTCAACGAAAGATCCACCCGGGCAAGCAGGAGATTCCCAAGGTTGTCGATCTTGTCCCAGGACTCTGAAAGCTCGGTCAGAACAAACTTTCCCAGAACATCCTTGCCGATGATCAGTTGCTTTTCATCCCCTGCGTTCTTGATCTCCTGCAGCTTGTTTATTTCCGCTTTGGGATTGATGCCCAGGGCAACATTGAGGGTAATGGAAAAACTGATCACATCAAGGGTCGTGCCCAGGTGCTGGAGCTTTGCCTTACCATTGAGTACGGCATGCTCGGAAAAGGTAGCCGACCCCTTGCGCTTAAAGCCGTCAAAGGTCCGGATCTTTGAGGCGCTGGTTTCAAACACAATATTTCCAAAGGTGCCGATCATACGAGCCCGCCCAATCCCTTTTTGAATTGATCCTTTAGCCCTGCCATCTTTCCGTCCAGATCAAGTTTCCCGGTGATTCTGCCCTTTGCATCGTTCAAGATATCCATGGGATCTGAGAAATGTTTTTTTGCTTCTGCCACGGCATCAAGACCTGCTTTAAAATCGGGGTTGGTTCCCTCCATAATCGAGTCGATGTTTTTAAAATGATTGCCCAGGTTTGTTCCTGCTGCCTCATCCACGCATCCCACAACAGAGCTGACCATGCTAAGCGCACTTTTCATTTTGTCCTGGAGATCGGCGAACTTGCCAAAGACAGCATCCAAGTTCACCAGTTCAGCGATTTTTCCAACGACCATGTCCTTCAGCTCCCGGATCTTCGCCAGAACACTTTCAATGGGAAGATGAGACATCAGGCCGTCCAGGAACGCCGTGAACTTGTCGAAAAACATGCCGTCCCCAAGCCCTTTGATGGTCTCCGTAAATTTTTCGAACACATCGCCCAGGTCGGGAATGGGCAATTGCAGTCCCAGGCACTGGGCAGCAGACAGGATCTTAACATCAGCCATCTGAGCCATCACCATGCCCTTTGCTTTTTCGGCTGCGCCATCGAGCATGCCCTCTGCCTCATCAATGGTTGAATGCAAGACGGTCTCACCGCTTCCATATAGCCCACGGATATGGTTGATTTTACCCTTCGCGGTTGCAAGTTTGTTTTCAATTCCCAGCACGTCGATCTCCTAATGC